TTAATGAACATTCGTCGCCGAAAACGAGTCTGTATCATTAGCGTGATGCAGTCTCTGCAAAGGATCTTGTTGATAAAATTGGCAGAAACGTTGCCACAATGAAGGGAAACGAGGAGCAAAAAGTTCTGGGGCGCTAAAGAAATATTCAGAAAGTACGGCAAAACATTCAGCAGGATCACTGGCAGCATAAGCATCGATGCTCGCCGCATTCTCGCCAACCAATTCGATTTCTTCCTGAATGTTGTTCATTGCAGCATGAAGATCGTGTTCCCAGCCAGCAACCTCACGCAACGGAATAAAGGGAACTCCGCTGGCGCGATCGCCGTTACGGGTGTCCAGCTTATGAGCGACTTCATGAATAATCAGGTTAAAACCAGAAGCATCAAAAGAATCTTGTATATCCAACCAGTTCAAAACGATAGGCCCTTGCTGCCAGCTCTGACCTGACTGAACAATACGTTGGTTATGCACCAGACCGATATCGTCTTCCCATTCATCATCGACCACAAATGGCGCAGGATAAATTAAGACTTCATGAAAACCATCCAGCCATTCCAGTCCTAACTCCAGAACGGGCAGGCAAAATAGAAGTGCTATCCGGCAGCTTCTTAATGAATTCAGCTCAAAGCCCTGTAAAGGAACAAGCCGTTTTTGCTGTAAAAAACGTTCGGCAAGAGTGACTAATTTGCTTTGTTCCTGTTCCGTCAGACACGTTAAAAGGGGGATCGATAGTGCTTCCTGCCAGGGAAGGGCAGTTTGATGTGCTGATTCTTGTACTTTCCAGGGCCACTTAATCATCGTTTTGCTCGCAAACTCGTCACTTGAACAAAATTGCACGGACAGGGACTGTTAAAATGCCAAATTTCCTGGCATCATGGCAACCATCTGAACGGAGAGATGCCGGAGCGGCTGAACGGACCGGTCTCGAAAACCGGAGTGGGGGCAACTCCACCGGGGGTTCAAATCCCCCTCTCTCCGCCAAAATTCAATCACTTACACATCATTAAGTCAGTGACAAAAATCACACTTGGAATTACTTGGAATATTTTCTTGGAATATTTTCAGGTAACGGGACATCAAGTGTCGGTGAAACTTTAACCTTCCTGTCATAGATTAGCACTTGCCCCTCGGTTTTGTGACCAGAGAAAAGTTGCTTATCCCGACTGCTTCCTTCATAGTCTGAAATTCCTTTCGCCTTCAGATCATGAAAGGTGAAGTCGGTTAAAATACCTGAAATTTTGCCTGCGCGATTTCTTGCTTCTACCCACATTTCGTTAAAGCCTTTGTACATATATCGGTTGCCGTATTGATTGCTGATTACATAGGCGGATGTTGGTAACTGTTTTGCTTTTTCGATCGCCGCCTGTAATCGTGGACTCCATGCTTTTATCTGTTTTTTTCCTGTTTTCCCTTGCTGGATAAAGATCCCGTCGTTTCCAATCTGCTCCCATTTCAGCGATAACACATCGGAAACCCTTGCTGCACACAGATAGGCAATTTCCATTGCGATAAAAACAGGAAGAGGTGCAACGCTTAATACTGCCTGGTATTCTTTGTCGGTTACATATCGTTCGCGGTTTTTGGCCTTGAATTTACTTACACCTGCACATGGGTTAGCCTTCACGTACCCTCGCTCATACCCCCAACTGTAAACACGGGACATACTGCTTTTTTCATGGTTGGCTTGCGTTTTACTCTGCTCCCCTCTTTTGTCCATGTATCGACGGATGTGTTCTGGTTTTATGGAATCCGCTGGTACCTTACCGAATACGGCAAGCAACTTTTTTTGATGTTGCAGATAATCTTTTTGTGTTCTTGGACTAAGGTCACTGTAATAGGCGCTGGCGAGGAATTTTTCCCACAAGCGACCGAATGTCATTGCACGATCGCGATTATTTACAGTTTCCTCATACTTTTTCCATAAAGCAGCTAAACCATCCTTGATGGCGGTTAGTGTGACAGATTCTCTGGATGTTGGTTTCCATACATAACTATATTTATTTGGGTATACATTTGGAGGTAATTTTTCGTGTTCAGGATTTTTCCTTCGTCTTCCCATCAGATCGCACCAAAATTCGGCTCTACCTCGCGTGGTGGTAAAGTTTTATTGCAGGTAAATAGATCCCGGCTGACAATCGGTTTGCCACTACGATTGGTATAGAACGGAAGCCCGTTTTCCATTAACCATTTTCGCTGGTGGCTTGCATATTTGCAGCCCGTTAATATTAGCAATTCATCTTCGGTTAAAAATAAGCTGCTCATAGCTATATCTCATAACCGCCGCTAACTATATACGGTTAGCGGCAATTAGGGTTGAACATTAAAAATCAGCCTGACTCGGGATCAGTTTTTGCCAGATAGCTGAAACGTATTTTGCCTGGTAACGAGCGTCATCAAGTGCATTATGGCGCTCACCTTCGAATGGAATAGCCGTTCTGGCATCGAAGTCTATGGCTTTCCCCAGCTCAACGATTGTGCGTACATCGCGATCGTTGTAGTAACGCCACGGGCAGGGGATCCCCTGCCGTTCGTATGAACGGCGCAAAATCGTGTTGTCGAAGTTGGCTCCATTTCCCCAGACCTGAACAAAAAATTCACCGGAGTTTTCGTCGATAAATTCCCGCAATTGTAACAGTGCATCATCTAACGGGATTTCATCGGTCATAATGGCAGATTGCGCTTCGCGTGATTGCTTAAGCCACCATTTAATGGTGTCCCGATCAATGACTCCGCCAGCAGTTTCCAGATCGATAGTCTTACTAAATTCCGGTCCCATATCTCCGGTTTGCGGATCGAAAAATATTGCACCTATTGAGATGATCGGGGCATCAGGATTTTTTCCCATGGTTTCAAGGTCGATCATTAGATGGTCACACGTCCTGCTGGTGGATGTGATTTCGTGATGACCGTTCACCTTAATTGAGTGATCTGCCGTCTCGCCAGTTTTATTATCGCTGGCGTGATGCTGATTGCCGCCAGGGTTCTCCTTGTGTGGATGTTCAGCGCCTTCCATTTCCTCCGGATCATTTTCCTGAACTTCAACCTGATTCTCTTCATCGAATGTTTCCTGGTATGTTGCGTCGCCCATCACCGCGCCACAATCAGGGCAGTTGCCGCCACCGCTCTGACCGCAGGCGGTGCAGACTTTTTCCGGTTCCTGTTGCGCTACTGGTTCGGATTGTTTCGTTTCTGGCTCGTTTTGTAACGCATTTGGGCTGTTTTGTTCCGCTTTTTGGTCGTTCCGTTCCGATTCATGCTGGTTCTGGTTCACAGAATCGCGAGTCTGGATCCCCTTGACCCATTTCGGATCATTAGGGTCGCTAATCCCCTCAACAAATTCACCACGCGATACAGCAAGTAACTTATCGGCGTCAGGCTGGCTGATATTGGCTGCCTGCATAATTTTGTTTACTTCGTCAGCGGTGACTTTTACTTGGTTAGCGGAACTCACCTGCGACTGAGCATCCAGCGACTGCGCGTTTTGGCCATGTTCAGTTGTATCCGGTTCCATTGTTTCAGTTGTTGCCTGTTCACCTGCCATTGCGTCAGATGGTTGTGGTTTTTCTTCTTCTGTTTCACGCTCAGTAACCACCTCGCGGTTAATTTCTTCCAGGATATCTTTTTCCGGCGTATGCCGGGCAGCTGTGAGAGTTTCCTTGCTGGGGTTCTCGTGATCAGTTTCCGTCAAATAGGCGTTGATATACCCCTGAAGGCGTCCCGGGTAGTGATAAAATTCAGGGTGTGCGCTTCGGATAAGTGCAAAAATAGCGGCGCGGGAATAGTCCAGAATACCCGGGGTTGCACGAAGTGCTGCGGACCATTCTTTGAACGGACTTTCTTTGTTCAGGACTACTTCTTTTGCGCGACGATAAACGCTGCCCGGAATTTCATAAATATTAAAATCCATCGGAAGTGTGGATGCTGCAATCTCCACATCCAGTGTGTCGAGGGTGTGTACTAAATTCGGATTGCGATCGGTTTTGTTCCCACCGCCAGCATTAGCACCGAAAGCCGTGCGGGTGATGCGTGAAACACGATTTCCTTTCATCCACTCTTTTGTCAGCAGACCCCGATCAGTGTAGTCAGCGTCCAGGTATGCTTCGAAAAAAGCAGTTATTAGTCCCAGGTCTGAATTACCAGGATTAGGGAAAACTTTGTCAGTGTCACGAACCAGTTTGTGGAGGTCGCGAATCTCCAGCGAGTCGAGCAGACTGGTTTTATGCGAAATAGCCAGGGCAGTAACAGCCGGTAGTTCTTCAGCCCGTGCAATGTGTAATGCCTGGAGTTCGTCGCGTGAAACGTGCGTTACTGGTTTTTCGCTGCCGTGTTGAGCAAGCCAACGAATGGGCAGTTCCTGACCGGAGACAGGCAGAAGCATGCTCTCCTCAATCTCAGTCATGTCTTCGCCGTTGATGTTGGTATTGTCAGTGCTGGCTGGTTTGTCCCGAACAGAGGGGGAAGGGCCGATAAATGTCATTGTGATGCCATCTTTCCCGCCTTTTTCATAGCGGTTGCAGAATTCAGTATCAAACACGCCTTCTGGCGGAAGGTCGTCAACAACGGGCAAATTGACGCGGACGGGTTTTTTAAAGTCGTCTTCATCATAATCGTTGTCATCCATTGCGGTAATGCAGCGGGAGATTGCAACAGATAATTTTTTTGCTGTAGTCCAGTAAAAACCACCTTTAATTCCTAGGCGTTTTCTTACTTTGTCATTTTTTGCTTCGCAATATAGTGCAAATTCTTCTTTATCAGTGCTCATTATTGGTAAACCTCATCACAGATTTAAGGGTGAACAAATCTCTGCCATTGCTGACATATAAGAATGAAACTGGATATTTATTACGGTGCTGTTTTAAAGACCTGCCGGGATTTCGTTATTATCCTGGTGAATAACTTTATCGACCGGATAACAGTTGCCTGGAATTTTCTGTTCGGTTGCTGCTGCCATACATTCCTGCATTGTTCTGTGAACACTGACTGCAATATCAACTGGCTCTCCGGAAACAAGAAAAACCGTCAGAATAAGTGCAAATACTGGATTCATTGTGCACATCCTTTTGGCATCAGACGTAAACGGGCCAGCATTGAGACAATGCATACTTTATTTAATAACTCCCGTTCGTGTTTTCTTTTGTTAATGGCATCTTCAGTAAATACAGGATTACTGATAGTGACGCCAATTTCAAAACAACCTTCAGACGTATTAACGTTTGGTAATAACGTTTTCATTATCGCGTCCTCAACAATGAATTTTGTGATGCAGTGCCTGGTGCCTCCAGGTGACGTTAACCAGTTAACAATTAACGCCGGATACAGAGAATCCACCCATAACACTGTTTTTGGTTTTAACTGTTCCGCGTGCGCTCAGCCGCATTCACCACATCACAAAATTCACTTTAAAAAGGGCGGCAGAGCAGTCACGGAGTAAAACTGATACCGCCAAACGTCACCAGAAAATTGATAACAGAGGGCGTTGCAGCGGGGTTGTCACTTAAGCGTATGGTCAACCTGACAACCCGGTGTCCTCAACGGGGAAGGAATAACCCCGCCATACTTACCGCCGCGCCATTTCGCGGGTTGCCACAACCGGAAGCGCACGGTCGACGAAAATTTAACGACAGGCTATCTATGAACCAGCTACCTCGCCGTGTGCTTTCGCGTTATGCTCTGACTTTTCAGAGAAATATCCTTTCAGTAAACTGTCAGTGCCGGATGTTCACCCGTGTCCGGCGCACGCACTCCACTTCACCCGTGGAGAACTCCTTAATTACCAACCTTAGCTTCGTTGGTTAGCTATTAACGCGGGTATGTAATCATTCTGGCAATGCTTAATGCCGCTGCTTTTTCCAGATTGGTGATATCCTGCTCCAGAGCGGACAGATTTTCAGCCTGCTTAGCCCTGGCTTCATTGGCCCATTTCAGATCCTGCGCTGCATTAATTTTCTGGCGCATCCACTCATAAAGTTCATCATCGGTATAGTCTGGCGCGATGATGACGGGTTCTCGTTTCTGCATGTCGGCTCCTTGTGGTTAGCGTTGCCTGCTTTTAACCACGTCAGGCGAGGTGGTATCCTCTGAGGGGTCTGTTACTCGAGAGGAAATTGGTTATGAGTACAATCAAGTTTTCTTGCCCAGAATGTGGTGGCGAAGTCTTTGACACATCCTTTAAGCCGCAGGGCTCTGACAGTTTCGCGGGAGCCATCTGCAAAAATTGTGGTCACCTTGTAACTGAAGATGAGTCCTCGCAGTTCGATGATGAAATCGTTGACAATATCTTCGGTGCACTCACCAGAGACTTTCTGAAGTAAAGGCGCATACCGCTTAGTTACCGCTCTGATAATTCTTACCTGTCCGGCAATGGCGCTGATGTCAATATAAAGCGCCATTGCTGCTTCTTTGCCGATCCCGGGATGCCTTCCATTCTGATGTTTGACTTCGCCCACTGAGAAATCCTCTGTTTCCCCTTAACGCCGGGGTAGCGGAACAAAAACCTGCTGCATAGTTATTAAAGTTGAACCCTGCCGTCATGTTCTTACGCCTCGGGCTGGCTACTTAACCCCTGACCACTGCCTGGTAACTCGAAGTATTGCCCTGCATTCTGTGGGGCGGGGTGGGTTGGTATGAAAAGAAGGATACCCATAGGTATTTAAAAAGTAAATACCTATGGGTAAATTTTTGCGGTGTCTTAACTGGTGACTAGTTGTTTGGTGAGCTATGATGCGTTTTGTGCTTTCTTTTTACGGATTTCTTCGTAGATCATATTGTAATACTGTTTTTTCTCTTCAAGAGTTTTTAATAATTTATCCGCTTCACTTTCTGGCAGTTCGTCTAAGAGATCTAAAAAAATACGTTGTCGTGGCGTTAGAACCCTTGTTTCATAACTGGAGGCTGTGTTCGTTGATGATGAAACGATACCATCCATCCATCCCCGGGGTAACCCAAAGGACTCTTCGATAATCTCCACCATATCATCAGCGATCCGTTTTTTTCCCTTTTTCCCCTCTGGGTACAACATTCTTGATACATAAGAAGGCTCGCGCCCGATCTTTCTGGCCACGTTAACCGCTTTACCATCGCATTTCTCATCACGAATTTTGATGAGTTGCTGTCGTCTAAATTCATATTTGTCCATAGGTAAATAATAGATGCGATTACCGCAAGGTAAACAACCTGTGGGTATTGACTTTTGTTTACCTGTGGGTATTCTTTGCTGTGTTTACTAAGGAGTAGCTATGGAAGAATTAAGAATATTTCTCAATTCTCTTTCGTCAGATGAACAGCGTATGTTTGCATGCGAGTGTGGTACCAGCATCGGTTATCTAAGAAAGGCATTGAGTAAAGGTCAAGTGTTAGGGGCATCGTTATGTGTCCTTATTGAGCGAGCCAGTAATGGTGAAGTTACACGTCAGCAACTAAGGCCTTTTGATTGGATGAATATTTGGCCCGAGCTGGAAGATACCAAAACGTTAACACAACCACTTTCTAGGAGCTTGATTCATGAAAATCAAGCATGAACACATCCGCATGGCGATGAATGCATGGGCGCGTCCTGATGGCGAAAAAGTTCCAGCAGCTGGAATAACCCAGGCTTATTTTGAGTTGGGTATGACGTTCCCAGAACTGTATGACGACAGCCATCCGGAAGCCCTGGCTCGCAATACCCAGAAAATTTTCCGCTGGGTAGAGAAAGACACCCCTGATGCTGTTGAAAAAATGCAGGCTCTGTTACCGGCGATCGAAAAGGCGATGCCGCCTTTGCTGGTGGCCCGTATGCGCAGCCACAGTTCTGAATATTACCGTGAGATCGTCGAACGGAGGGATCGGCTGGTGAAGGATGTCGATGATTTTGTTGCGTCAGCGGTTGTTTTGTATGACCAGATGAATCGCGGCGGCCCGGCAGGGAATGCTGTGGTGATGCACTAAAAGCACGGTGTTCGGGGGGTTTATGAGCAGCAAGCTTCATGGTCTTGTCTGGGAAGGGTGCGCCTTCACCGGCATGATCTTATCCAGGGTGGCGGTTATGGCCCGTCTTGCAGACTACAGCAATGACGAGGGCGTGTCATGGCCTGCCATTGAAACTATCCGGCGTCAGATCGGTGCAAGAAGTGAATCCACAGTGAAATCGGCTATTGCAGAACTGGCGAAAGAGGGCTGGCTGACGAAGGAAGAGCGTAAGGTCGGTGGGCGTAATGTAAGCAATATCTATCGGCTTAATGTGGAAAAACTCGAAGCAGCTGCGGCGGCGGCGCGTGAGTCATATAAACCGAAAAGAAAAATTAGCCCGGCAAAAAATGACCCGTTAACAGTTGACCCGTCAAATATTGACCCCTCAACGGTTGACCCGTCAAATTTTGATGGATCAACTGTTGATAAAAAACTGCCGATTAGGGGGGCGATGATTGACCCCGATCCGTCAGTATTAAAACCTGATCCGTCAGATAAAAGATCTTCTTGTCCGGACGCTTCGCAACCGGACCCGCAGACGGCTGAACAGGATTTTTTAACCCGACACCCTGACGCGGTTGTGTTCAGTGCGAAAAAACGCCAGTGGGGAAGTCAGGAAGATTTGGTGTGCGCACAGTGGATCTGGGGACGAATCGTGAGTCTTTACGAGCAGGCGGCCAGCTATGATGGCGAGATCACTAGACCGAAAGAACCCAACTGGACAGCATGGGCCAATGACGTTCGCACAATGCGGATGCTGGATGGCAGAACTCACAGACAAATTTGTGAAATGTTTGGGCGTCTCCAGCGGGATTCGTTCTGGGTAAAAAACATCATGAGTCCGGCAAAACTCCGGGAAAAATGGGATGAACTGGTTATCCGCCTGGGGCGTTCGCCTGCGCAGCGTTGCGTGAATCACATTTCTGAACCGGACACTGAAATTCCGCCGGGCTTCAGGGGGTGACGTGTCATGAAAAACATTGCGGCAGTTGGGGTTCTTGAACGTATTCGCAGACTTGCACCACAGGGGGCGGTTCCACCGTACCGGACGGTGGAGGAGTGGCGGGAATGGCAACTTGCTGAAGGACGAAAACGCAGCGAGGAGATTAACCGCCAGAATCGCCAGTTGCGGGTGGAAAAAATCCTGAATCGTTCGGGCATTCAGCCTCTGCACAGCAAATGCTCGTTTGCAAATTATCAGGTGCAGAACGACGGGCAAAAATACGCGCTGAGCCAGGCCAAATCCATAGCTGACGAACTGATGACCGGGTGCACGAATTTTGTGTTCAGCGGTAAAACCGGCACCGGGAAAAATCACCTTGCAGCGGCGATGGGCAACCGGCTGATGGTGAAGGGGCGCAGCGTGATTATCGTCACCGTTTCTGACGTCATGAGCGTGTTGCATGACAGCTACGACAACGGCAAATCCGGGGAAAAATTTTTACAGGAGCTTTGCGGGGTTGATTTGCTGGTCCTGGATGAAATAGGCGTTCAGCGGGAGACGAAAAACGAGCAGGTGGTATTGCACCAGATAATTGATCGCCGGACAGCATCACTGTGCAGTGTCGGGATGTTAACAAACCTGAATCATGCCGCAATGAGTACGCTTCTTGGTGAGAGGATTATGGACCGCATGACCATGAACGGTGGTCGATGGGTGACGTTTAACTGGGATAGCTGGCGTCCAAATGTCAGCAATATGAGGGTTGTGAAGTAATTTTGTCCGGAGGAAATTTTAATGGAAACCGTATCTGACGCACTGAAAGCACTGAAAAAAGCCTCTTCACATGTGGTGGCAGCTCGCCTTGGAATCAGTCGTGAAGAGGCTGTCAACGAGCTGTGGGAACTCAAAAGAAAAGGCGTCGTTGATAAAACTGGTCACACCTGGTTTCTGGCTGGCGAAGGTGAATCCCGGGTAACCGAAGAGCGGCCAGTAAAATCTGAAGCACAGGATATGCTGACCGGGGAGGTCGAACAAAAAGTTACCGCAGACATGATGATTGAGTTTATCGGTCAGGATGGGGCTAAAACGTGTGAGGAACTGGCGGGTAAGTTCGGTGTCAGTACTTGCAAGGTTGCTTCCACGCTGGCGGTGGTAACCGCAACGGGGCGGCTGGCACGCGTTAATCAGAACGGTAAATTTCGTTACTGCATGCCGGGCGATAATTTACCAGCAGAGCCGAAAGCCGCGCTGGTAACGGAAAGTGATGGTAAGGCCTTTCCTCAGCCAGCAGGTGCTGCGTTACCAGTCCGGGAAGCCGCAACACAGGAAGAAATTAAAACAGAAACTGTGGCGGACATTGTGCAGCCGTTGCCATCGTTTACCGAAACGCAAGCAGATGAGCTGATTTTTCCGTCCCTTCGCAGGGCAAACCTGGCGCTGCGCAGGGCGAAAAGTGATGTTCAGAAGTGGGAGCGAGTCTGCGCCGCGCTGCGGGAGCTGAACAAGCACCGGGATATTGTTCGACAGATTACTGATTCTTCCCGCCGTGTTGTATCGGAAAAGTGATTGCCGGAGGCGCTTATGGCAAAAGTATTTACACCAGAAGAGCGGGAAGAAGTGAAGGCGCGCATTGTGGAATTCGTGCGCCTGAGCGGACGAGAAACTTTTCGACAACTGGCAGATAAAACGGGTGTCAGTAAGACCGCTATTCGTCGTTTATCTGGTGCGCTTGCGGCCAGTGGTGATGTCTGGCTCTCTGGTTGCGGGGTATTTCCATCAGAGCAGGCGTATCGCGTATGGCGTAAGACACCGGAGAAGGCTGCTGACCCGACACTGATTCGAAAGTTACCTGACGGAGAAATACGTCGTTACAACAGACGGCAGAACATAATTTTTCGTGAGTGCCGCCAGAGCGAAGTTATGCAGCGTGTGCTGGCGTTCTATCGGGGAAACTTTCAGGAGGTGATGGAGTGAGGGTCAGAGTTTATATTGCCGGTCCAATGACGGGATATGAAAATTTCAACCGTGAGGCGTTTCACAAGGCGGAAGAGGAACTGAAACGGGAAGGGCATACCGTCTTAAACCCGGCAGTACTTCCGGACGGGCTGACACAGCCGCACTACATGGATATTTGCATGGCAATGATTCGTTGTGTGGATGCGATTTACATGCTGAATGGCTGGCAGCGGTCAGCGGGCGCTAAGGCAGAGCTGGCACTGGCGGAGAAACTGGGGCATGCAGTGATTTATCAGGAGGTGGCTCAATGAGAGAGGTTAACTATGAGGCGCTTCGTGAGGCAGCACAAAACTATCAGTCGACGCTGGCGTGGTATCAGGCTATCCCGGACAGCCCAAATGCTGAACGGGATTGTGATGCGGCTCTTGCTGCGTTTAAGCGTCACATCCGTCATCGGGAAGCGGATATTATCGCTGATTTGCTGGATGGACTGGAAGAAGCAAAATCACAACTCAAAGAGCAGCGTGAGTATTACGAAGGCGTTATCTCTGATGGGAGCAAGCGTATTGCTGAACTGGAAGCGCGGGAAGTTCAATTACCGACTCGCTACGACCTTCGATATGGACACCCGATAAATGCAGATGAGCGACATGTCATGATACCTAAAGAAAATGGCAGTTGGCTTTACCTGATTGACCTAGAACACGCATTACGCGTCTCTGGCATTCGCATCAAAGGAGAGGAGCATGGAAATAAAACCAGAGGATGAGTTAAGCAATATCGTTTTATTTCCGGTAAAAGAGGATGACCCTCGTAATCAGGTTAATTTTCTTTATGAGCCATCGGAAAGACCATATTGTCATCACGCCTCTGTCCGGGTTGACGAAAAAGAGCGTCAGGTCCGCTGTAAAATCTGCGGTGCAGTTGTGGAGCCATTTGACTGGATGCTCTCTGTGGCGAAAAGAGAAACCAGACTGGCAGATGATGTAAGGCACTTGCGCCAGGAGGAGCGGGAAAGGCGAAAAAATATAGAAAAGCTAATTCAGATTGAGCGTAACGCGAAAGCGCGGATACGCAGGGCGACAAAATCCAGAACTGAATAATTAAATTTAGCTTTGTTAAAAATTTAATCCTTAACCGGAGGGATTTCTGCACCCTCAGAACATCAGGAAGCCGCCCGAAAGGGCGGTAGTTAAATGCGAAAGTTTAAAATAATTATTGAAACGGGAATAGCCGGTGGAGATTTCGAGGATGAATTCGAAGTGGATGATGATGCGACGCCTGATGAAATACATGACGAAGCAAAAGATATTTTCTTTAACTACTGCAATTACTCATATCACGAAATAAAAGACGAAGAGGAAGAGCAAAATGGCTGATTTTGGTTCAACTAAATACAACGTCAGTTTTGAAGCATGGCATGAACTGTTAATGGACTATGCAGAGTTACGTGGTGGCAGTGCTGCTGATGCTGAAGCATGGCGTGATGATTATGAAGCAGGAAAAACTCCGGTCGAAGCATATTGTGATGAGTGGGGCGATGAATGAGCGAGATTAATTATCAGGAAGGGCATGAAACGGCAGGGCAGGCAAAACCAGTTGCATGGCGATATCGCTACGTGAAAAAAGACGTTACAGACTTTCAGGGGAAGCCGTGGGCTGGTGACTGGAAATATGTACCGACAAAAGAGGATTGTAACGACAGGCCGAACTATGAAATTCAGGCCTTATTCATCGGCCCGCCAGTCCCGGTGACATCAGAAGGACTGGTTAAAGCCGTGCGCTTTTATGAACAGGTAAAGCGTGAGAATCCGCCAGTCGAAACAGGAGCATGGAAGGATGCTGTTGACTGGGTGCTCAGAGAGGCCTGCTGCGCTGCCATTCTGGGTAAAGCCGACAATCCACCAGCATCCGGCAATCAGGTTAGCGAATTAACAATGTGGGTTAAACGACTGGTCAGTCAACTGAAAAAAGCTCAGCCGGACTGCAAATTACCGGAGAAGGCGATGGATTACCTGAAACGAAATGGACTGATAAGCGTGGAGGATGTTTTACGATGAATATTTAGACTAAAGAGTTTGTAACGCTATGTAAGTGATTTTTTCTGGTTTAGATATTTATATGTCCGGCCAAATTGAGGTGTGTTTAAATGTTATTGCTCATTGATTGTAGGGGGAATAATGAAAAACGCATTGCAGTTTTTGTTTGTTGCGTTCTGGTTGTTCGCATCATGTATGCCCATCATCTTCACAGCAAGGTATATGGAAAAAATTGATGTTTTGATATTAATGTTTGGACATATAAATGCCCTTTTTTTAGGGGTGTTCATGGCGGTCATGTGCATTGAATACTGGCGGTAAATACAGCGAACGCCATTGGTTTAGTTGGATATTTACTGTGCCGGACAAAAACGGTTTGCGGGGAAATCTTAGTTAAGTAGAATAACTGCGGGTGCTTGAGGCTATCTGTCTCAGGCATGAACACCAAAAGGCAGATAGAGAAAAGCCCCAGTTAACATTACGCGTCCGGCAAGACGCTTAACATTAATCTGAGGCTCAATCTATGAACGGCAAATCTAGGTTAGCCTCTTACGTGCCGAAAGGCAAGGAGAAGCAGGCTATGAAGCAGCAAAAGGCGATGTTAGTCGCCCTGATCGTCATCTGTATTACCGTCATTGTGACGGCACTGGTAACGAGGAAAGACCTCTGCGAGGTACGAATCCGAACCGGCCAGACGGAGGTCACTGTCTTCACAGCTTACGAACCTGAGGAGTAAGAGACCAGGCGAGGGGGAAATCCCTCGCCACCTCTGATGAGTCAGGCATCCTCAACGCACCCGCACTTAACCCGCTTCGGCGGGTTTTGTTTTTTCCTGGCATTCTGGTTTACAATTCGCACGTCAGCCTGAACACCTGACACCTGCTGCGCCAGCAGAGAAAACAGATGGCGCACAAAACCAAATTTCACAATTCTGATACCGACCTTGCCATCCGGCATGGGCGGCGTTCACACGCATTTAAAACCGACTGGTACCAACACCCACCATGTACTGAAGAACAGGCCGAATGGCTAATTCATAACTACCGCAGACGCGGATACGAGATTAAGAAAGCCCTCAGCCTCGATTATCGTCACTGGATAATCTATGTCAGGCTCCCTTATTCCGAACGCTCACCGCGCCCATCCCGCACATTCCAGCAACGCATCTGGAGGTAACGTGCGGATATTACTTCGACCTGTTCTGGTACCGGAACTCGGGCTGGTGATCCTTAGGCCGGGCCGTGAATCCATGCAAGTATTTCATAACCCTCGAGTGCTGGTGGAGCCTGAACCGAAAAGCATGCGCGGTCTGCCGTCCGGAGTCGTCCCTGCCGTTCGCCAGCCGCTGGCGGAGGATAAATCATTACTGCCATTTTTCAGCGATGAGCGTGTGATTCGTGCTGCTGGCGGCGCTGGCGCACTGTCTGACTGGCTCCTGCGTCATGTTAAATCCTGCCAGTGGCCTCATGGAGACTATCACCACAGTGAAACCGTCATACATCGTTACGGTACCGGCGCAATGGTGTTGTGCTGGCACTGCGACAACCAACTGCGCGACCAGACCTCCGAATCACTCGGGCAACTTGCTCACCAAAACCTGTCTGCATGGATGATTGACGTCATACGCCATGCAATGAATGGCTCGCAGGAACGGGAATTATCGCTGGCTGAATTATCCTGGTGGGCGGTCCGCAATCAGGTGGCGGACGCGCTACCGGAAGCGGTATTACGTCGTTCGCTGGGGTTGCGTGCGGAAAAAATCCGCTCAATGTACCGTGAAAGCGACATCGTACCGGGAGAGCAGACCGCCACCAGCATACTGAAGCAGCGCACAAAAAATATTGCGCTACCACTTCACGCCCACCAGCAACAAATCCGGCCACAGGAAAAGACGGTGGTCAGCATTGCCGTTGATCCGGAGTCACCGGCTCAGTATCTCCAGCGCCAGAAACCACAACGGGAAGAGATGCCTGTATACACGCGCTGGGTAAAAACGCAGAAATGCATGACGTGCGGTAATCAGGCAGATGATCCGCATCACATCATTGGTCATGGACTGGGAGGGATGGGAACAAAGGCTGACGATTTGTTTGTTATTCCGTTGTGCCGTAAATGCCATAACAAACTACATGCCGGAGTAAAAGATTTTGAAGAAAAACACGGCAGTCAGTTGTTGTTGCTGATTCGTTTTTTAATGCACGCGAGAAACTCGGGTGTTCTGAAGTGGAAAGCATAAATGACCGAACGCATAGAATTTGTTTTGCCTTACCCGCCGACGGTGAACACTTACTGGCGACGCCGTGGCAGCACATATTTTATCTCGGAGGAGGGAAAGCGTTATCGCCGGGCTGTGGCGCTTATTGTTCGCCAGCAGCGGCTGAAATTAAGCCTGTCCGGAAGGCTGGCGATAAAGGTGATTGCAGAGCCACCGGATAAGCGTCGTCGCGACCTGGACAACATTCTGAAAGCACCGCTGGATGCGCTGACGCATGCGGGAGTGCTCATTGATGACGAGCAGTTTGATGAAATCAATATTGTACGTGGTCAGCCAGTATCTGGTGGACGGCTGGGTGTGAAGATTTACAAAATTGAGAGTGAGTGAGCGTAAATATGATATATCCGGAAATTACAGGCAAAAGCGGCGAGCATTTGCGTCTAAAAACGCTGGAAGCAGTCTGGATCCAGGGGAAATTACGGATGTGGGGGCGGTGGTCGTATATTGGCGGCGGTAAGACGGGAAATATGTTCAACCAATTACTGACCTCTAAAAAGCTGACAAAAACGGCAATTAACGAGGCGCTCCGGAGGATGAAAAAAGCTGGTCTGGACAAACCTGAACTTGAGGCTTTTTTGCGGGATATGATCAACGGCAATCAAAAAAGCTGGCTGGCACATTGTACCGATTCAGAGGCGTTAATAATCGACAGGGTTATTGGTGAAGTCCTGGCAGGCTATCCCGGGCTGCTCAATGTCCTGAGTCAGCGTTATGTGGGGCGGGGGATGACTAAGCGCAAAATGGCTGAACTGCTGAATGATGCACACCCGGAATGGAGTTTAAGAACCTGTGAAAGACGCATTGAGCATTGGCTAAAGGTGGCAGAATTTATTTTGTACAAACCAATGGTTATGGCTTTTGGTATAGAGAAAAAAGTTATTGCTTTTTGACGTAAAAACTGCTTCAATTCCGGTACGCTTCGCAAAGCTGTACCACGAGGCGAATAGCAGACATGGACATTTGAAAGAGCCCGCTTTTTGCGGGTTTTTTTATGCCTGAAAAACGGCACAGAACATTAAACGCGCTGGTGGTTGCGAATACCGGTCTTTCAGCTTGCTGGCTTTTCCGACAAGAGTTATTGGTATGTTACGTTAACCAGAAAAGGGAAAAAGACATGCTAAAACAGCAGGATATGACCGAAACCGCCAGAGTGGTGTTTAATGAGTTAAGCGTCACCGAACCGGCGACAGTCGGGGAGATTGCACAGAATACTTACCTTTCACGCGAACGCTGCCAGTTAATACTGACCCAGCTTGTTATGGCGGGTCTGGCAGACTATCAGTTTGGTTGTTACAGACACCTTCAGTCCTGAAGGCTTTTTTATTTGTGGTAAATTGGCGGCTGGTGGGTGTGGTGGTTGTTGCTTTCCCGTTGCTGAAAAAGAAAACGCCAGACTGTTAGCCGGGTATCAGTTATCTGGAGAAATTTTTAAATACCTCACAATTCAGGCGGTTGACTGTTGTCTGGTTTGCGGGGAGTTTGTTAAAAGAAACTGGCATGGTGAATCCCCCTGTGCGGAGGGGCAATCAGCAACTGGTGTTTTGTCACCGACCCTTATCCTTTCTGTGCGGGTTCAGGTGCTGATACTGAACTCACCGGGAGGCACCCGGCATCATGTGCATGATGATACAGATACGCGGCTTTAGCCCCTCTCCGGAGGGGCTTTCTTGTGGGCAAAAAAAAGCCCGAGTGGGTTCGGGCAACAGCATGAGATATACATTTTTATAATCGAATGGATTTTAACCAGAATTCATAAGGCTGCGCAACTGCGCGGTCTTTTTCGAATTGCGGGCTGTCGTCTCTCTTCTGCCATTGTCCTGTAACTTCCGGACTTCAGCCTGCTCCTTATCTGACTCACAATATTATCCCGGCCGGGAGGATTCATGGCATTTAAACACTACGATGTGGTCAGGGCGGCATCGCCGTCAGACCTTGCGGATGCGCTTGCTCAAAAAATTCGTGAAGGATGGCAACCATACGGCGGGCCGTTTTCTTCGTACACGGATGATGGCGCAGCACTTATTCAGGCGATTGTCGCAGAAGGTAATGTCACCACACCTGTGGTGGTGAAGCCGTCGGATGGAGAAGGCGCAGTTATCAGCACCACCAGCAACCCGGAGTATTACTTTGTTGTTGCCCTGGCCGGGCAGTCAAACGGTATGGCGTATGGTGAAGGGCTTCCGCTGCCGGAGACATATGACCGTCCGGACCCGCGTATTAAACAGCTGGCGCGTCGCAGCACTGTCACGCCGGGTGGTGCGTCCTGTAACTACAATGACATTATTCCTGCGGACCACTGCCTGCATGATGTTCAGGATTTGAGTAAGTTTTCACACCCGAAAGCCAGCGCAGCTCAGTATGGATGCGTGGGGCAGGGATTACATATCGCGAAGAAATTGTTGCCGTTTATTCCGGCGAATGCCGGTATTCTTCTGGTTCCGTGCTGCCGTGGGGGTTCTGCATTTTTGGCGGGCGATGAAGGTACCTTCAGCGAATCCACCGGCGCAAGCGAGACCTCGGCACGCTGGGGTGTAGATAAGCCACTGTACAAGGACCTGCTTACCCGTACTCAGGCCGCACTGAAGGCCAACCCTAAAAATATTCTGCTTGCAGTGGTCTGGATGCAGGGCGAGTTTGATTTGAAACAGGGTGCATACGCCACTCAGCCGGGGCTGTTTGATTCCATGGTGGAAAAATATCGTTCTGACCTGTCGGAATTCGGAGGTCAGTGTCTCGGGGGCTCTCCGTCATCAGTTCCCTGGATTTGTGGCGACACGACCTACTACTGGAAGCAGACTTATTCTTCGCAATACGATGCGGTGTATGGTGCATACAAGACGAAATCCGCAAAAAAAATCTTCTTTGTGCCGTTTATGACGGATGAAAACGGGCGAAATGTGGGTACCAACGAGCCGTCAGAAGATCCGGATGTTGCGGATATTGGGTATTACGGAGCCGGTGGTCGAACGGACGCCAAAACCTGGACGACGGCTGACCGTAAAACGCATTTTGGATCATGGGCACGTCGTGGGATTATTTCCGACCGTCTGGCAACGGCGATTCTTGTGCATGCCGGGAGAACCGCTGAATTCATTACCGGAAAACAGCCTGATACGGTGAAGCCCACCGGACCTTCCGGTGAAGGTACGGAGAGAGAGCCGGAAGGTCCGGTCAGTAACCGAACCCTGATGAGTCTGCTGGCGTCCGGCGAAGACCTGGCATCACAGGGCTGGCGCTATTATCACAAACCGGCGAGCGGAGACAATGTTAACAAAAACATTGCTGAAGCGGTGGTCAGTGATGCGGGGGCTACGGGAGGTAAGGCCCTGCAACTGAATAAACCGGAAAACCACATCTGGTTTCTGGAGCATGATGCAGCCGGGCAGGGGGCAGAGTTGCTGAAGAAAGGAGGACGTGTGAGCGTACGGTTTAAGTTGCCGGGTTCACTGGTGCCGAATCAGTTTGCCCTGGGCATTTACTGGCAGTTGTCGTCCCTGCCGGAGGGAGTGACGCTGGCAGAGGAAGGCAACGACATGCTGATGTCCTTCTTCCTGCAGACGGATGCGACGAACCTGAACGCGATGCACCACAAGAAGCCGAATGCGAAGCTGGAAACGTTCGGGGTCTTTGATAACGGATGGCACACACTGGCTTTTGAGTTTGCCGGAAACAACAGCATTCAGGTGACGCCGGTACTGGATGAGAAACGGGGGACGCCGTTCACACTGGTGAAATCTCCGGCATCAGGGGCGGTGGACAAACTGCAACTGACAGGCATATCAAAGGCGGCGACATATACGCTGCTGATTGACAGTGTGAAGGTGGAAGTGAACAACGCGGACATCGCGGCATGATAAAAAAAGGCCGCCAGCAATGAAGGAAAGGGATGAACTGTGTCCACTACATGAATGCTGGCGGCTGGTAAAACGACCACGATGACACCGAAGTTTGCGATATTTTTCTACAAAAATAAGTAAATCATGTCAACTATCACGGTGAGAAACCATGACATTTCTGAACCAGTTAATGCTGTACTTCTGTACGGCAGTCTGTGTTATGTATCTTCTTTCGGGTGGGTACAGGGCAGTGCGCGATTTCTGGCGCAGGCAGATTGATAAAAGGGCCGCTGAGAGAATCAGCGCCAGTCAGTCAGCCGGAAGCAAACCCGAAGATCCGCTCATTCCGTAGTCACTTTCTTGACAACACCTTTCAACGAGAAAATCCCATGTCAGAAATCACATCCCTGGTCACTGCTGAGGCAGTGAAGGAAGTCCTGCGCTCTGAAGAAGTCCGGAGTGCACTGAAACAGAAACTCCGCCAGAACCTTGAGGCGCGTCTTGATGCAGAAGTGGATGCCATTCTGGATGAGCTGCTGGGCGTACCAGCGGTTCCGGAGCCGGAAGGTATCGCGGGTGACGGGAGTGCTTCAGATGGCGGTGAACCCACACCTGACAGCGACATGATGATGTAAGCCTGCGCAAGGGACCATCGGTGTGTGCCGGTGGTCTTTATATTGTTGTGAGCTTCCGGATAACGGGAGACGGGGTATGTACCAGATGGAAAAAATCACAACAGGTGTGTCATACACCACGTCAGCGGTGGGAACGGGCTACTGGTTCCTGCAGTTGCTGGACAGGGTTTCCCCGTCTCAGTGGGCGGCAATAGGCGTGCTGGGGAGTCTGCTGTTTGGGCTGCTGACGTACCTGACTAACCTGTATTTCAAAATCAGAGAGGACCGGCGTAAGGCGGCGCGGGGAGAGTAAAGCGATGAAGAAAAAATACGAACTGGTTGTTAAAGGGATAAATAATTACCCGGATAAGATTACTGTTACTGTGGTACTGGAAATTGGTGGGTATCCGTCACTGTTGTTGCCAGATGTGGCGATTAGTCTTGACCGTACTGAAGGTGCCACGCTGGAGTTTTACGAAGCTGAGGCGAAAAAGCAGGCGAAGCAGTTTTTCATGGATGTTGCTGCCGGGTTATGTGAAGGGAACGAACCGTTGCCGGAAAAGCGCCCCGTAATTTTAGAGGCGCAGAATGTGTTGATAACCTACAAAGGAAAGCTACCGGGAAGAATTACTTGTTCTCTGAAGACTCCACCGGAATCACAACCTTAATTCACTGACCGGAACAGATAAACCTGTCCGTGGGCAGAAACCGATAAATCCTGATAAATATCCATGAACACCAAAATCAAATACGGCCTGTCGGCTGCCGTTCTGGCGCTGATTGCCGCTGGTGCGCCTGCGCCTGACATTCTCGACCAGTTTCTGGATGAAAAGGAAGGTAACCACACCACGGCATACCGTGATGGTGCGGGGATCTGGACCATCTGCCGTGGAGCCACCCGGGTGGATGGTAAGCCTGTTATTCCTGGCATGAAGCTGTCGAAGGAAAAATGCGACCGGGTTAACGCCATTGAGCGTGATAAGGCGCTGGCATGGGTGGAGAAAAACATCAGAGTGCCACTGACCGAACCCCAGAAAGCGGGGATCGCGTCATTCTGTCCGTACAACATTGGTCCCGGTAAGTGTTTCCCGTCGACGTTTTACAGACGAATTAATGCAGGTGATCGAAAAGGTGCCTGCGAAGCGATTCGCTGGTGGATTAAGGACGGTGGCAGAGACTGCCGTATTCGCTCAAATAACTGTTACGGTCAGGTATCCCGTCGTGACCAGGAGAGCGCGCTGGCGTGCTGGGGTATCGACAGATAAGCAGAATATTTTGCTGAAAAATAAGGCATGGCCACGCGGGCGGATAACACGAAATCCTGCGAACTGGCGAAACGTAAGTGAATAAAAGTAAAAACCCCGTTTGTTGGCACCAAGCGGGGTTTTGTGTTTCTGACCTTGAGTAAGGCAAGGGAGAACATGGCGAAGTATAAACGAATTCTGTTGAGGTTGACTATGAAAAACGGCCTTGAACTGAAAGCGCCTGTAACTGATGACATCAGCAGAGCACTGGCTTTTGCCATTAAGTGGGTGGCGGTCGGTGTTGCTGTGTCCCCGATGCTGTATGGGCTGGCAAAACTGGTCATTGCGTTGAAATCATGAAGGGAGGATTAAGCATGCCAGACAAACTCATAACGCTGGCGAAGATCCTCTGTGTAATTGTCGGCATTTCATTTTCACTAATGCTGGTTGCTCTTTTTCTTTCCATGGCCTGGATGATGTTGTCTTCGTCGGGGCTGCTGGGGTGAACATAAACCGAATGCTTTCCGCGTTTATCGTTATTCTGCTGGTGGCCTGTGGTGCGCTGTGGATGGCAACAGACCATTACCGTGATAACGCGATTACCTACAAAGCGCAGCGCGATAACAAAGCCAGAGAACTGAAGCTGGCGAACGCAACCATTACTGATATGCAGGTGCGCCAGCGCGATGTTGCTGCGCTCGATGCAAAATACTCGAGGGAATTAGCCGATGCGAGAGCTGAAAATGAAACTCTTCGCGCTGATGTTGCCGCTGGTCGTAAGCGCCTGCGGATCAACGCCACCTGCCCCGGTACCGTGCGTGAAGCCACCGGCACCTCCGGCGTGGATAATGCAACCGGCCCCCGACTGGCAGACACCGCTGAACGGGATTATTTCATCCTCAGAGAACGGTTGATGACAATGCAGAAGCAGGTGGAAGGGGCGCAGGAATATATCCGCACTCAGTGTATTAACTAGTATTTTTGTTATCCGGAGAATGCATGAAGAAATTACTGGTAACCGTAAAGCCTCTTCAGGGAACAATTCTGTTCCGTATTTTGCAGCGTGGTCGTGTTCTTGTTGAAGGTTCGTTCAGTGGTAAATGTATGCAATTACACTCCCGGACCTTTCAGGTGAATGCCACGAATGAAGAGCTAACCGTTGAGTGTACGATGAATACCGCTAAATGCCGCATGGTATCCGCTGCATTACAGCGAGTGTGTTGAGCGACCTTATTATCCATGCGCGGTATTGTCGCCGTATCCCCGCATTAACAGAGACCGCAGCCCGACCGGGATACTCCTCTGCGCGAGTGTGCGGGGATAATCAAAAACGATACACACCGGGGTTTACCGCGTTAACGGAGCGCGGCGTTGTCCCCTCATAGTCGCCTGTCCGGTGCGATGGTGGAAGAAACCGGACTACATTGAAAATGATAACCATTATCATTTTTGCGGGTCCTCCTGGTGGGGTGGGCCTGAACACGGGGCGGGCGGCGCGGAAAAAGGCGCATTTTTGTGATTTTATCGTCATCATCATAATAATGGTAACTTATTGTTTTTAATGTGTTTAGCATTAAAAAGATGATGATTGCGGTTGATTTTTGTTCGACATCTTTATATGGCGGCATTTCTTTACAAAAAAAGAGCCACTTTTGTTCAGCGGTTTATGTGGAGGGATGTAAATGGACGGCGAGCTGAAAAATATGAAGTTAAATATTAATCAACTGGCAGCCCTTTCAGGTCTGCACCGGCAGACTGTTGCCGCCAGAATGGCGGATGTTCCTCTTGCACCAGGCAGTAATGAAAAGAAAAAACTGTATCTCCTGACGGATTTGATTATTTCGTTGCTGGAAAAACCACCGACTTCCGAAGATGAAGAGATGAACCCACATGATCGGAAGGCATGGTATCAGTCCGAGCGCGAGCGTCTTAAATTTCAGCATGAAACTGTTCAGCTTGTGCCTGTCAGTGATGTCAGGCGGTCCTTTTCTGTCGTGGTGAAAGCGATAGTTCAGGTACTGGAAACCTGGCCTGACCGGCTGGAAAGGGACAGAGGTTGGACCGCATCACAACTGAATGAAGTACAGATTGTGGTTGATGAGATCCGCGACACACTGGAAAAGGCAGTCATTGACTGTTGTGATGAGGCCGATATGTGAATCAGGTGAACGAGAGCCATAGCCGCGCATCCGATATCTGGCGCGAAGTGGCCTCGCTGTTTCGCCCGCCCAGCCGGTTACCAGTAGCGGAAGCCATCAGGCGTTATATGCGGGTACCACGGGGAGCCAATACTTCCGGTCCGTGGGAGTCATCGCTGACGCCCTATATGATTGACCCCATTAATACATTATCAGCCCGTGAATATGACGCGGTGGTGTTTGTGGGACCTGCGCGAACCGGGAAAACCGAAGGGCTGATTGACGGCTGGATTGTGTACGGCATCATCTGTGATCCGGCGGATATGCTGGTGGTGCAAATGACCGAGACGAAGGCGCGGGAACACTCCAGAACGCGTCTTTCCAGAACGTTTCGTCACAGCCCGGAGGTCAGTAAGCGTCTCAGTCCTTCCCGTAATGACAACAACGTCCACGATAAAATGTTTCTTGACGGCTCCTTCCTGAAGATTGGCTGGCCGTCGATCACTGTATTTTCTTCTTCGGATTACCGTCGTGTGGCGCTGACGGATTATGACCGTTTCCCTGAAAACGTGGACGGGGAAGGGGATGCCTTCACCCTGGCATCAAAGCGTACCACCACCTTTATGTCCTCGGGGATGACCCTGGTCGAGAGTTCGCCGGGGCGGGATATCACTGACACCAAATGGCGCTGTGGCGGCGCACATGAGGCACCGCCAACAACGGGGATCCTGTCACTGTATAACCGGGGAGACCGCCGCCGGTGGTACTGGCCGTGTCCGCACTGCGGGGAATATTTTCAGCCGGTGATGGATAACATGACCGGATACCGGAATAACCCGGATTTTGTGGCTGCCGGTCAGGCTGCCCGTCTGATGTGTCCGCATTGTCGCGGGCTGATTGCCCCTGAGCAGAAACGCGAACTGAATAACAAAGGGATCTGGCTTCGTGAAGGTGAACGGGCGGTGGCGGACGGCAGTATCACCGGAACACCACGAAATTCCAGGATTGCGTCATTCTGGATGGAGGGGCCGGCTGCGGCGTTTCAGACCTGGGAACAACTGATTTTTAAACTGCTGGCGGCAGAAGAAGAGTATGAGCGAACCGGCAGTGAAGAGACCCTGAAAGCGGTGGTGAACACCGATATCGGACGCCCCTATCTGCCCCGTTCAGCCACGGAACAGCGTAAAAGTGAACTGCTTGAACAGCGTGCCGAGCCGTTTCCCCGGCGATCTGTGCCGGATGGTGTGCGTTTTATTGAGGCAACGGTTGACGTACAGGGCGGTAAAAATCGCCGTTTTGTTGTGCAGATCACCGGATACGGAGAGCAGGGGGAACGCTGGATTGTTGATCGCTATAACATCCGGCATTCACTGCGCTGCAGTCCCAACGGTGAAAGTCTGCCGGTTGATCCGGCGGCATATCCGGAGGACTGGGATTTGTTGCTGACGGATGTGTTCCATAAAACATGGCCGCTGGCTTCTGATCCGGATGTGCGCATGCGTCTGATGGCCATGGCGGTGGATACGGGAGGGGAAGCCGGGGTGACAGATAACGCCTATCGTTTCTGGCGTCGTTGCCGGAGTGACGGACTGGGCAACAGGGTGTTTCTGTTCAAGGGGGATGGACTTCGCCGTGACAGGCTGATTAACCGTACCTTCCCGGATAATACCGGCAGAAGTGCCCGCCGTGCCAGAGCCAGTGGCGATGTCGCGCTGTGGCTGGTTCAGACGGATGCGTTTAAGGACCGTGTAAATAATGCCCTGTGGCGTGACACACCAGGGCCGAACTATATCCACTTTCCCGACTGGCTGGGGCGATGGTTTTACGATGAGCTGACCTATGAAGAGCGCGGCAGTGACGGAAAATGGCGAAAACCGGGCAGGGGAGCTAACGAGGCGTTTGACCTGCTGGTTTATGCGGATGCGCTTGCCGTTCTGCATGGTTACGAAAAGATCCGCTGGCCCTCCGCACCGGACTGGGCACAGCGGGAAACGTGGCTCGTCTTCCCGCAGGAGCGTTCTGGTGAAACGGTATCCCCGGAACTGACGGCCGGGGCAGAAAAACGCCGTCGCCGGAAGAAAAAACTACGGACGGAGCGTGCGGAAGATAATCCATGGATAACATCAGGAGGCTGGTTGTGAGCACAGAAGAAGCCAGAGAAATGATACAGCGGTACCGTGAAGCGGAAATGGCCGTACTGGAGGGGAAGTCTGTCACCTTCAACGGACAGCAACTGACGCTGGAAAGCCTTTCTCAGATCCGCGCCGGACGTCAGGAGTGGGAACGCAGGCTTGCCGCGATGGTGAGCCGCAGGCGGGGAAAACCAGGATTTAAACTGGCGAGGTTTTAATGGCAATTATTGATGATGTGATAGGCGTGTTTTCCCCCGGCTGGAAAGCAGCCAGACTGCGTTCAAGGGCGTTAATCATGGCCTATGAGGCGGTGAAACCGACCCGGACACATAAAGCCCGGCGGGAAAATCGCTCTGCTGATCAGCTCAGTAAATACGGTGCGGTTTCCCTGCGGGAGCAGGCCCGTTTTCTGGATATCAATCATGACCTGGTGATTGGTGTGTTTGACAAGCTGGAAGAGCGGGTGATTGGTGCCAGGGGAATTATTGTGGAGCCTCAGCCATTACGAAAAAACGGGGAAATGGCGGCAGAGCTGGCTGCGGATATCCGCCGGTTGTGGGCTGAGTGGTCCGTGAGTCCGGATGTGACAGGGCAGTATACCCGTCCCGTGCTTGAACGTTTACTGCTGCGGACCTGGCTGCGGGATGGTGAAGTGTTTGCGCAGATGGTCAGTGGTGCGGGAAACGGTCTGGAACGGACGGCGGGAGTGCCATTCTGGCTTGAGGCGATGGAGCCGGATTTTGTTCCCATGCGCACTGATGAATCCGCCGGACTGAATCAGGGGGTTTTTCTTGATGAGTGGGGAAGACCGAAAAAATATCTGGTTTATAAAAATTATCCGGTCAGCGGCCGGCAGAGTGATACGAAAGAAATCGCTGCCGGAAAAATGATCCACCTGAAGTTCACTCGTCGTCTGCATCAGACGCGAGGCTCATCCATGTTATCGGGGGTGCTGATACGGATCAGTGCCCTTAAGGAGTATGAGGATGCGGAACTCACTGCGGCGCGTATTGCCGCGGCGCTGGGACTGTATATCCGTAAAGGTGACGGGCAGGACTATGAAGAGCCGGGGATCAAAGAAACCGACCGGGAAGTCCATATCACACCGGGTATTATTTATGACGATTTGCGCAAGGGCGAGGATATCGGCATGGTCAAATCAGACCGTCCCAATCCCAACCTTGAAACTTTCCGCAACGGCCAGTTGCGTGCAGTGGCAGCGGGCAGTCGTCTGAGTTTTTCCAGTGCGGCGCGTAACTATAACGGCACCTACAGTGCCCAGCGGCAGGAGCTGGTCGAGTCCACGGATGGTTACCTGATCCTGCAGGACTGTTTTATTGGCGCGGTAACCCGTCCGGTGTACCGGACATGGCTGAATATGGTGGTTGCGGCAGGTCTGCTGAAAATTCCGGCGGATGTGGAGATGAAAACGCTATATAACGCGACGTATTCCGGTCCGGTGATGCCGTGGATCGACCCGGTTAAGGAAGCTGAAGCCTGGAGAATTCAGATCCGGGGTGGTGCAGCGACAGAATCTGACTGGGTGCGTGCCGGCGGGCGCAATCCGGATGAGGTCAAACGTCGCCGCAAGGCTGAAATTGATGAAAACAGCAGACTGGGGCTGGTCTTTGATACTGACCCCGTCAACGACAAAGGAGGCAACAGTGCCGGAACTGAACAACAGCGTCAGCAGGCCACCGACAGCCAGCATGAAGAATAAATCCTGGTTCAGGATGCAGGCGGGTGGTCAGGGTGAGGCGGATATTTATATTTATGACGAGATTGGTTTCTGGGGAGTTACCGCGAAGCAGTTTGTCAGCGATATGAATGCCCTGGGTGATATCACCCACATTAATCTCCACATCAACTCACCGGGTGGCGATGTCTTTGAAGGCATCGCCATTTTTAATGCCCTGAAAAATCACGGTGCGGCCATTACCGTGTATGTGGATGGCGTTGCCGCCTCGATGGCATCCCTGATTGCGATGGCCGGTGACACGGTCATTATGCCGGAAAATGCCTTCATGATGATCCATAAACCCTGGGGGATCAGCGGTGGTGATGCGGAGAAAATGCGCACTTATGCCGAACGTCTGGACAAACTTGAGTCGGTTATGGTGCCGGTATATGCGCAGAAAACCGGAAAAACTACCGATGAAATTGCCGCCATGCTGGCGGATGAGACCTGGATGTCCGGTGCCGAGTGTCTGGCACACGGATTTGCAGACCAGGTGACGCCAGCCGTTAAGGCAATGGCATGTATTCAGTCAAAACGTACAGAGGAATTTAAAAAGATGCCGGAATCCATCCGAAATATGATCACGCAGCCATACAACAGTGCCCCGCGTGATACCACAGTGACAATCCCTGCACCGGCGGTAACAGAACCATCACCGGTACCGGCAGTGTCTGATGAGGCGACCATTCGCGCCCGCGTTATGGCAGAACAGAAAGCCCGCATGTCAGGCATTAACGATCTGTTTGCCATGTTCGGCGGTCGCTATCAGACGCTTCAGGCACAGTGCGTGGCTGATCCTGACTGTTCGCTGGAAATGGCCCGTGAACGTCTGCTGAATGAAATGGGCAAGGAGTCCTCGCCGACCAACAAAAATACACCGGCTCATATTTATGCCGGAAACGGCAATTTTGTGGGGGACGGGATCCGCCAGGCGATGCTGGCCCGTGCCGGATTTGAAAATGTCGAGAAGGATAACGCCTATAACGGGATGACCCTGCGTGAATGGGCTCGCATGTCACTGACGGAGCGCGGTATTGGGGTGGCCAGTTATAACCCCATGCAGATGGTCGGGCTGGCGCTGACGCACAGCACCTCTGATTTTGGCAATATTCTGCTGGATGTGTCGAACAAGGGGCTGATCCAGGGCTGGGAGGAATCAGAAGAAACCTTCCAGAAGTGGACCCGTAAGGGACGCCTGTCAGACTTCAAAACAGCGTATCGCGTGGGGATGGGCGGTTTTGGTTCTCTGCGCCAGGTTCGTGAGGGGGCGGAGTATAAATACATCACCACCTCAGATCGCAAGGAGACCATTGCACTGGCCACTTACGGGGAGATTTTCTCCATCACCCGCCAGGCCATTATCAATGATGATCTGAATATGCTGGTGGACGTGCCGATGAAGATGGGGCGTGCGGCGAAGGCAACGATTGGTGACCTGGTTTACAAGGTGCTGACGGATAACCCGAAACTGTCAGACGGTAAGGCGCTGTTCCATGCCGATCACAAAAATATTGCCACCGGTGGGATTTCCGTTTCCGGACTGGATGCGGCCCGTCAGATGATGCGCCTGCAGAAAGAAGGCGATCGCGCCCTGAATATCCGTCCGGCCTTTATGCTGGTACCGGTGGCACTGGAGACGGTGGCGAACCAGACCATCAAATCGGCCAGTGTGAAAGGGGCGGATGCAAACGCCGGTGTCATTAACCCCATCCAGAACTTTGCTGAGGTGATTGCAGAAGCGCGTCTTGATGCGGCAGATCCGAAAACCTGGTATCTGGCGGCGGCACAGGGCACTGACACCATTGAAGTGGCCTGGCTGGATGGTGTGGACACTCCATACATTGATCAGCAGGAAGGTTTCACCACTGACGGCATTGCCACAAAAATCCGTATTGATGCCGGAGTGGCACCACTTGACTGGCGCGGGCTGGTGCGTTCGTCGGTGGCCTGATAACCGAGTTATCACAATCACTGCCCGAAAGGGCTTTTTTTATGCCTGAAAAACAGCCCCACAGGGGGCTGTCCGGAGAAACAGCATTATGGCGAAAAATTTTGTACAGGACGGTACCACCATTGAACTGGTGAATGCCGGAGATCAGACCATCCTGAGCGGTGCTGCGGTGGTGGTCGGCAGTATGGTGGCCGTGGCCATTACCGATATTCCTGCCGGTGATGCCGGTGACGGTTTTGCCGAAGGCGTGTTCCTTCTGCCCAAACAGTCTGCTGACGACATTCAGTCCGGCGCGGTGGTTTATCTGAAGGACGGGGTTGTGCAGCTGGCTGCAGAGGGTGCGGTGGCCGCGGGGGTAGCCTGGGAAAATGCTCCTGCAAACAGCGCCACTGTGGCGGTAAAAATCAATGTCTGATCTGTTTACGCGAATGTGTTGCCGGATGGACGGGGCGACCGTTCGGGTGATGGGCAAACAGGCGGAGATTAACGGCGTCGTGTATGACGTGATGCCGGAGGAAGAGTCCGCGGAGATGGGGGCGCTTTCGGGCAGCCAGTTGTCACTGGTGGTGTTTTCAGCCCGGTACCGTCCGGCCCGTCATGATGTTGTTGTGTTTGATGGCCGTACACTGACGGTGACCCGTTATGACACGTACAACGGTAAACCCCGGATTTTTGTCGAACAGGAATGAGCATGGCAATAAAAGGTCTGGCGCAGGCCATGAAAAATCTGGATGCAATTGACCGCCGTGCCGTTCCCCGGGCCTCTGCCACGACACTGAACCGCGTGGCGGGGGCCATCATTGCGAAAACGGCCACTTCAGTTGCCAGGGAGCTGGCCGTTCCCCGCCGTCTTATCCGTGCCCGCATCCGGTTAAGTCCGGCACGACCGGATAAGGTTTATGCAAAGGTTTACATCAATACCGGCAACCTGCCTGCCATCAAACTGGGGGAGGCCCGCGTTCGACTTTCCCGCAGAAAACGGAGAAAGAAAGGACAGCGTGCGGCCCTGAAAGGGGGCGGCAGTGTGCTGATTGTGGGGAAAAGACGGATCCCGGACGCCTTTATCACCCGACTGGCTAACGGACGCTGGCATGTGATGCAGCGTATGCCGTGGGCACCATCGTCCACCGGCGCTGACAGCAAAGGGAGGCCGAAACGCCACCGTCTGCCAATTGAAGTGGTGAAAATTCCGACTGCCGGACCGCTGGCAGAAACCTTTGAACGTGAACGGGACCGGATGTACCGGGAAAAATTACCAGTGCAGATGATGAAAGCCATGACGCATCAGTTACGCCTGGTGCTGAAAAGAAAATGACAGGGAGGGTGTATGAAACACCGTGAAATACGGGCGGCAGTTCTGTCTGCCCTGAAAGACAATATTTCTGAGCGGGTGAGCTGGTTTGACGGCCGCCCGGTTTTTATTGATGAACAGGAACTGCCTGCTGTTGCTGTTTACCTGACTGATGCGTCTGCTGCTGACGAGTTCGTTGATGAGGGGACCTGGGAGGCGACACTGCATATTGAATTTTTTCTCAGGGCAAAAGAACCGGACTCGGCACTGGATATGTGGATGGAAGAGAAAATCCTTCCTGCGCTGGAGGCGGTTCCCGGCCTCAGTGCGTTACTGCTGAAGATGAATCTTCAGGGGTATGACTACCGCCGGGATGATGAGTTTATGATGTGGGGATCGGCAGATCTCCTGTGGAAAATTACCTACGAGATGTGAGGACGATATGGCAACACCAAATCCCCTGGAGCCGGTAAAAGGTGCCGGTACCACTCTGTGGGTTTACAACGGCAAGGCTGATGCTTATGCAAACCCGTTGTCAGACGATGACTGGCAGCGACTGGCTAAGGTGAAGGATCTGACGCCGGGCGAGATGACGGCTGAACCCTACGATGATAACTACCTGGATGATGAAGACGCGGACTGGACCGCGACCGGGCAGGGACAGAAATCTGCAGGTGATACCAGTTTTACGCTGGCCTGGAAACCGGGAGAGGAAGGTCAGAAAGGGCTTATAGGCTGGTTTGAAAGCGGCGATGTCCGGGCCTATAAAATCCGTTTTCCGAATGGCACGGTGGATGTGTTTCGTGGCTGGGTCAGCAGTATCGGTAAGGCCGTGACGGCGAAAGAAGTGATCACCCGCACGGTGAAAGTCACTAACGTGGGTAAACCTTCTGTAGCGGAAGAACGCAGCAAAATTACGCCGGTCACTGCGATTAAGGTAACGCCGACAGGTACGGTTGAAAAAGGGAAAACAACCACCCTGACCGTTACTGTGGAACCGGAAAATGCAACGGATAAGACATTCAGGGCGATTTCCGCCGATCCATCGAAAGCCACCATTAGCGTGAAAGATATGACGATTACTGTGACGGGGGTTAAGGATGGAAAAGTCAGCATCCCTGTGATTTCCGGTAATGGTCAGTTTGCTGCGGTGGCTGAAATTACCGTTAATAATGTGCCGGGTGGCTAAAGAGCTGAGAGATAAGCGATGTTCCTGAAAACAGAACAATTTGAATATAACGGTGTATCCGTCACGCTTTCTGAGCTGTCTGCGCTGCAGCGTATTGAGCATCTTGCCCTCCTGAAACGGCGGGCAGAAGAGGCTGAAGCCAGCGGCAACCTGCAGGTGAGTGTGGAAGATCTTGTCAGAACCGGCGCGTTTCTGGTGGCGATGTCCCTGTGGCATAACCATCCACAGAAAACGCAGTCACCGTCAATGAATGAGGCCGTGATGAAGATAGAGCAGGAAGTGCTCACCACCTGGCCTGCCGATGCCATTGCCCGGGCGGAAGACGTGGTGTTGTGCCTGTCCGGGATGATCGAAGCTGTTCGTCCGGATACTGATATTACTGAAGTGGCGAAAAATAACACGCTGACTGATGATGATTTTTCTGCGGGAAAGTCTTCGACGGTGAGCTGAACTTTGCCCTCAGACTGGCGCGTGAGATGGGGAGACCCGACTGGCGCGCCATGCTTGCCGGGATGACATCCACCGAATATGCCGACTGGCACCGTTTTTACCGCACGCATTATTTTCAGGATACCCAGCTGGATATGCATTTTTCCGGGCTGACGTACGCTGTACTCAGCCTGTTTTTTTGCGATCCGGATATGCATCCCTCTGATTTCAGTCTGCTGGCACCCCGACGTGATGATGAGCAGACGGAGATGCCGGATGAGGACGATATGCTGATGCGGAAAGCGGCAGGTCTTTCTGGTGGTGTCCGCTTTGGGGCTGACGGGAAGGAAATCGTTATGGTCAGTGATGACATGCGGAGCAGTACAGAGGATGAAGCCATGCTGATGATGGTGTCTGAGGGAATTCCAGGAGGTGTACGCTATGGCGGGTAATTTTGCCGATCTGACAGCTGTTCTTACACTGGATTCAACCCGTTTTTCTGAAGAGGCTGCACGGGTAAAGAAAGAACTGGGTGAAACCAGTGACCTTGCGGATTTGATGGCCGGGCGTGTCAGCCAGTCTTTTAAGAAACAGGCCGCTGCTGTTGAGCAGGGGCTGAGCCGTCAGGCGCTGGCTGCACAAAAAGCCGGGATTTCCGTCGGGCAGTATAAAGCGGCCATGCGAACCCTGCCCGCACAGTTTACGGATATCGCCACGCAGCTTGCCGGTGGTCAGAATCCGTGGCTGATCCTGCTGCAACAGGGCGGTCAGGTGAAGGACTCCTTCGGCGGGATGATCCCCATGTTCAGGGGGCTTGCCGGTGCGATCACCCTGCCGATGGTCGGGGTCACCTCGCTGGCGGTGGCGACAGGTGCGCTGGTGTACGCCTGGTACCAGGGAGATTCCACGCTTTCAGCGTTTAATAAAACCCTGGTTCTTTCCGGTAATCAGTCCGGACTGACTGCCGATCGCATGCTGACGCTCTCCAGAGCCGGACAGGCCGCAGGGCTGACGTTTAACCAGGCGAGTGAGTCACTGGCAGCCATGGTGAATGCCGGTGTGCGTGGTGGTGAACAGTTTGATGCCATCAACCAGAGTGTCGCGCGTTTTGCGTCTGCATCCGGTGTGGAGGTGGACAAGGTTGCAGAGGCTTTCGGAAAACTGACCACCGACCCGACGTCGGGGCTGACTGCAATGGCGCGCCAGTTCCGTAACGTGACGGCAGAGCAGATTGCGTATGTCGCACAGCTGCAGCGTTCCGGAGACGAGGCCGGGGCCTTACAGGCGGCGAACGATATCGCCACGAAAGGCTTTGATGAGCAGACCCGTCGCCTGAAAGAAAACATGGGGACACTGGAGACCTGGGCGGATAAAACAGGGAAGGCATTCAAATCGATGTGGGATGCCATTCTGGATATCGGTCGTCCTGAGTCCTCAGCGGATATGCTCGCCAGTGCACAGAAGGCATTTGATGAGGCGGATAAAAAATGGCAGTGGTACCAGAGCCGGAGCCAGCGCCGGGGAAAAACCGCCTCTTTTCGTGCCAACCTTCAGGGCGCATGGGATGACCGGGAAAATGCCCGTCTGGGTCTGGCAGCGGCAACGCTGCAGTCGGATATGGAAAAAGCCGGTGAACTGGCGGCAAGGGACAGGGCTGAGCGTGAGTCGTCACAGCTGAAGTATACCGAAGAGGCGCAGAAGGCTTACGAACGGCTGCAGACGCCGCTGGAGAAATATACCGCCCGTCAGGAAGAA